CAACAAGATAAAATGCCTTTCACACAGTTTACGAATTTAGATTTCGATCAAATTAAAACTCAAATCAAAGATTATCTCCGTGCAAATTCAAATTTCACGGATTTTGACTTTGAAGGATCTAATTTCTCTGTCTTAATTGACACTCTTGCGTATAATACTTATATTACAGCGTTTAACTCAAATATGGTTGTGAATGAATCCTTCTTGGATTCTGCAACTGTCAGAGAAAATGTAGTTTCATTAGCAAGAAATATTGGATACGTACCTCGCTCCAAAACCGCTTCTAGGGCGGCAATTACTTTTGAGGTTCCTACCAATACCTCGAGTGCTTTCATGACTCTTCAAGCGGGTCTGGTGTGTGTTGGATCATATGATAATACATCATATAGATTTTCGATTTCCGAAGATATTACAACAACAGTAAAAAATGGTATTGCGAAGTTTGGATCATCAACTTCTCCAGTTTACATTTATCAAGGAAACTTATTAACGAAGCAGTGGACCGTTGATAATTCTCAAGACCAAAGATTTATTCTTGAAAATCCAAACATTGATATTTCAAGATTGGTTGTTTATGTAAAAGGAATCAATGACAGTGGAGTAGGTAGAGAATATTTTAAGGTAGATAATATATTGAGATTAGATAAAAATTCCGAAATATACTTGATTCAAGAAGTTCAAGATGAAAAATATGAACTACTCTTTGGTGATGGATATTTTGGAAAAAAACTTGAAAATAATTCAATTATTACTGCAAAATATATCGTAACCGATGGTGAAAGAGGTAATGGTGCATCAGTATTTGATTTTCAAGGAAATTTTGTAGATTCTTCAAATATTAGAATAATTCCTTCTGGATCCGTTACAATCAATACCATTGAAAAGTCATCAAATGGTGGAGAAATTGAACCAGTAGCATCAATAAAATATTTTGCTCCAAGACTTTATTCGGCACAATACAGAGCAGTAACGTCAAGAGATTATGAGGCGATTATACAATCAATTTACCCAAATGCAGAATCCGTTGCTGTTGTTGGTGGAGAAGAATTAGTTCCACCACAATTTGGAACGGTTCAAATTAGCATTAAACCAAAAAATGGGACATATGTTTCAGATTTTGATAAACAAAATATTTTGAATAGATTGAAACAATATTCCATTGCAGGTATTAACCAAAAAATTGTTGATCTTAAAGTCTTATATGTTGAGATTGATGCGTCAGTTTACTATAATACAAATCAAGTTTCAAATCCAGATGATTTAAAAACAACTATCACTTCTGCATTGACAGAATATTCTAGAAGTGTGGATATGAATAGATTTGGTGGCAGATTTAAATACAGTAAGATTGTTCAATTAATTGATAGAGTTGATAATGCTATCACTTCTAATATTACTAAGGTTAGGATTAGAAGAGATATGAAAGTTCTTGTGAATCAATTTGCCCAATATGAATTGTGTTTTGGAAACCGTTTCCATATTAATCCAGAGGGATTTAATATCAAAAGCACTGGATTTAAAGTTCAAGGTTTCGATAATGATATTGTATATTTTACAGATGTACCAAAAACAAAAATAGTAATTGGTAGTAATGGTAAAGAAATTATCAAACTAGATGACAGTAAAACTGATGCAAACGGAAATGTCATATACACAGGTGACTTGGCAGCTATTAAGCCAACTGAAAGGGGTGAAAATGCGGTTATCTTAAAATCCGTTGGCACTGTTGACTATACAAATGGAGAAATTATTATTAATACAATTAATATTACTTCAACTGTCGCAGAAAATAATATTATTGAAGTTCAAGCATTTCCAGATTCAAATGATGTAGTTGGATTAAAGGACCTGTATTTGAGTTTTGATATCTTAAATAGCGAGATAAATATGGTTAGAGATGTTATTGCTTCTGGGGAAGATATTTCCGGAGTTACCTTTACCAGAGATTATTATACTTCAAGTTATTCTAACGGAGAAATCGAGAGGAAATAAAATATGTCAGATTTTGAGAAGAGAGTACAAATCAATAAGATTATTGAAAGTCAACTTCCAGAATTTATAGTTTCAGATTTTCCAAAAGCAACTGAATTTTTTAAGCAGTATTACGTTTCACAAGAATTTCAGGGTGGAACTGTTGATATTGCCGAAAATTTAGATCAATACTTAAAACTCGACAATTTAGTTCCAGAAGTTATTACTGGTCAAACATCATTAACTTATAGTATATCATCTTCTGCTGGAATTGTTACTGTAACCTCTACAAAGGGATTCCCAACAGAGTATGGTTTATTAAGAATAGATGATGAGATTGTTACATATACCGGAATTACCACAAATACATTTACTGGTTGTATACGTGGATTTAGTGGAATCACTAACTATTCTAATGTTGGCATTTCTAGTTTTGATGATAATGTTAATAAGCAAAGTTTAACTTTTTCAAAAACAACAGCAGCAAGTCATAATCAAAATTCAAAAGTAACAAATTTAAGTGTTTTATTCTTACAAGAATTCTATAAAAAATTAAAATATGCTTTTACTCCTGGATTAGAAAGTTTTGATTTTGTTTCTGATTTGGACGTAGGAAACTTTATTAAGCACGCAAGAGATTTCTATCAATCGAAAGGTATTGGGGAATCTATAAGAATTCTTTTTAAAGTTTTGTATGGCGTAAATGCGGAAGTTTTAGATCTTGAGGGTAGGTTAATTAAACCATCATCAGCAGATTATATTAGAAGAGAAATTGTTGTAGCTAAAAATATTTCTGGTGATCCTTTAAAATTAGAAGGACAAACAATATTTAAATCTACGGATACAAAAACTAACGCATCTGTTTCTGATGTTCAAATCTTTACAAGAAATAATGAATCTTATTATAAGTTAGGTTTGTTTGTTGGATATAGTGATAGAGATTTAATTGAGGGAATTTTCACTATTCCAGGTAAAACAAAAGTTTTAGAGTCTGTTTCTGCTGGATCTTCAATTATTTCCGTCGATTCTACTATTGGATTTGGACAAACTGGTATACTAGTATCAGGAAATGACATGATTGATTATACTTCAAAAAGTATCAATCAATTTTTTGGTTGTTCTGGAATCACTAGCACAATATCAATTGCTTCTGATATTAGATCAAATGAAACTATTTTTGGATATGAAAATGCCGACTTAGCAAAAAGAGTTGATTTACGTATAACTGGAGTCATTTCAGAATTTGAGGAAGTTGATGATGTCTTTCTTATTGAAGAGGGGGAAGAAATAGTTGTAAAAAATCTTGGAGAAGTTATTACTAATCCAACAACAAGAGACAAAACATACAAAGAAGTATTCGCTAATTCTTGGATTTATAATACTAGTTCAAGGTATCAAGTATCAAGTATTTCTGGATCAACTTTTACATTATCAAGTTTAATTGATAAGTCTAGTTTACGTGAAGGTGACATTGTTGACATTTTATTTGCATACACAAATAATGTTGCTTCCACCAATGCGATAGTTACTAGTGTTAATACTGCATTAAATCAGGTTATTTTAAGTAATCTTTCTGGATTTTCTCAGATTTCAACACAATCTTACGATATTAGAAGAAAGATAAAGAAAGCAACAAGTGCATCTGTACCCCTTCTATTGGGCGATAGTAATTATATTTCAAATATTTTAAACGTTTACAATAATAGAGATAAAGAGGGATATGTAGCATCAAACTCCTTACCATCATATGAAATTACCGACAATATCATAGAATCCAGTATTCCTAATGGGTCTACAACTTATCTTGATGATTATGATAACGTTGCTCAGGCATATGCAGCAATTAGATTTCCATCTTCTGTAAGATTTATTGATGGAGATATTGTTGTATATGCTTCTGATAATCCATTATCTGGTTTGACCTCTGGATCAGAATATTATGTTAAATTAGTTGGAATAAACGGAATAAGATTATATGCATCTAAATCACTTTTAAGTGGATCGGAATATCTGAAATTTGGAGAAAACCCAACTTCAGGAGTTCACATTTTCACTATAAAGAAGCATGAAGATAGGACTATTTCTCCAAACAAAATTTTAAGAAAGTTTCCAATTGAAAAGATTACTTCAAATGCTGGAACTTCTTTAAGAAAATCAATTAATAATGTAGTTGGTGGAATTGGTCTTTTAATTGATGGTGTAGAAATTTCTGCACCAGAATCATTAGATAAAGTTTACTATGGTCCTATTAAAAAATTTAATGTATTGAATTCTGGTAAAGATTATGATGTAGTTAACCCACCAAAAATTGTAATTTCAGTAGGATCTACCACTGGAACGGGAGTTACTGCTCTTGTCGAACCAATTATTAGTGGCACTGTAAAAGCAGTATACGTTGATCCACAGGATTTTGATATTGATACTGCTCTTTCAGTCACTTTAACTGGTGGTAATGGGTCTGGATGTATTTTAGAACCTGTTGTAGGAGAAAGATATAGAGAGGTTGAATTTGATAGTAGAGCACTTACAATTGGTGGTGGTGTAGATTTAACCGATGAAACTATTACATTTACAACTTTCCACAATTTTGTTGATGGTGAGAGAATAATTTACAATCAAAATGGAAATAGTCCAATATTAGTCGGAGTTGCCGGAGATATTTCAAATACTCCAACTGGAACACTAGTAAGTGGAGATGAATATATTGCAAAATTTGTAAATACTAGAACTATTAAACTTTTTAATACAACTTCCGACTACTTGGCTGGCATCAATACAATTGGATTTTCAACTTCAACATCTTTTGCAGGTATTCATAAATTTAGAACTATACCTAAAAAGACACTTCGAAGTGTACAAGTATTACAAAGCGGTTCTGGATATCAATATAGAAAACTAAGAGTTAAATCGTCAGGAATTTCCACTGATTATAATACAATTACTTTTGAAGATCATGGATTTAAAACTGGTGATATTGTATTGTATTCAACAACAGGTACGGCAATTTCTGGTTTATCTACAACATTCAGATATTCCGTAAACACTATTGATTCTGATTCATTTAAATTAATTAATGTTGGTGTTGCTGCAACATTAACATCAGATCTCGCAAGAAATAAATATGTAGATTTTCAGTCAACAGGATCTGGATATCATATTTTTGAATATCCACCTATTGAAGTTTCTGCGAATGTATCTTTTGGATCTACATTTACAGGCAATTTTACTTTCACTCCAATTGTCACTGGTGAGATTGTTGGCGCATATCTATATGAAGAAGGAACTGAATATGGATCAACAACATTAAATCTACACAAAAAACCATTAATTACTCTTAAAAATGGAAAAAATGCACAATTAAATCCTATTGTTTCTAATGGTAGAGTAATTGATGTTCAAGTTTTAAGCACTGGATCCGAGTATTATTCTCTACCAGAACTCATTACAAAAGGAGATGGTACAGGAGCAATACTTAAACCAGTAATTAATGATGGCAAAATAACAGATGTTATCGTTATTAATTCTGGTATTGGGTATAGTGCAACTTCAGCATCAATTCAAGTAAAACCAAGAGGATCAGGAGCGATATTTGATACTGAAGTTAGAGATTTAACTATTAACGATGCTGAAAGATATGCATCCTATACAAGAACTAGACCTACAAAAATATTCTCAAGTCTCAATAAAAATATTACAGATGATTCTCTTGTCTATGGTATCTATGGATATTCTGAGGATTTGGCTAGTAATTATTCCGATAATCTTGCTTCACATTCACCAATTATTGGTTGGGCGTATGATGGTAATCCGATTTATGGTCCATATGGATATGCAAACCCAAATGATGTTCAGTCTGGTGTTAGAATTATAAATCCAAGTTATACTTTAAACACTGCCAAAGTATACAATAGACCATCATTTTCTTCTGGATTTTTCATAGAAGATTTTGAATATACTAGCACAGGAGATCTTGATAAGCATAATGGAAGATTCTGTAAAACTCCCGAATTCCCCAATGGAGTATATGCATATTTTGCTGGCGTAACAACAAGCACTACATCTAATACTCTTGAACCTCTTTATCCATATTTTATTGGAAACACATTTAGATCTACTTTTATAGAAGAAAATTCTTATCTAAATCAAAATTTTGATTTTAATAATTCAAATCTTATTAGAAATACATTCCCATATAAAATAAACGATGAATATGCTAATTATGATTTTCTCGTAGAACCTTATGAAATATTACCTCAGATAACAGTTATTGAATCTGTTAAAAAAGGTAGTGTTGATGATGTTACTGTAATTGATGGTGGAACAGGATATAAAATTGGAGAGTCTATCAATTTTAATGAAGAAGGTACAGAAGGAACTGGTTTTAGAGCAGAAGTTTCTGAACTTATAGGTAAAGATGTCACTCAGG